TCTCAGTGTTGACTTTATATCTAAACAATTACTTGAACTTGGATATGAATCATATGGCAATGATGTATTATATAATGGTCTTACTGGACAACAAATAGAAACTAATATATTCATTGGTCCTGTCTTTTATCAAAGACTAAAACATATGGTTAATGATAAACAACATAGCCGTTCTATTGGTCCTATGGTTAATTTAACAAGACAACCTGCTGAAGGTAGATCTAGAGATGGTGGTTTAAGATTTGGAGAAATGGAAAGAGATTGTATGGCTAGCCACGGCGCTAGTTCCTTTACTAAAGAAAGAATATTAGACGCATCTGATAAATTTCAAGTACATGTATGTAAAAAATGTGGTATGATTGCTGCATATAATGATAAACTACATATTCATCTTTGTAAAACATGTAATAATCGTATTGATTTTGCATATGTTGAATTACCTTATTCTTGTAAATTATTATTTCAAGAACTTCAAACTATGAATGTTGCACCACGTATAATTGTTGAGTAAATTATTAATTTAAAAATCTTAAATAATTTAGAAGATTATATTTTTTATTTTTTTATATTGTATTTATATAATGGTTAAGCCTATAATTCTTGCAACTAATGATAATTCATTAACTAAATCTAGATTTACATTAAGAAGAGTATGGAATGGTACAAATGCAAATAATGCCAAAAGACAAATTGGGGGTTTTAGATCCGCACTTAACGCAGGCGACCCTCTTTTAAGAATGAACTATTCATGTGGAGGACCTAATCAACTTAATAACCTTAATATTAGACAAAATTTATCTTTAATGAGAGCTGGGGTAAAAAACGATTGCGATGATAGTGATATTCCTGCATCATCATGTAATGTTAAATATGTATACGATTCATCTGATTTCTCAAGATACTTGAAAGAAAGAGCATTACAAAAAAATTATAACGAAGTATCTTATGGCGGTTCTAATAGAGGAGATTATGTTTTTAGAAACAGACATTATTAAATTTTATTAAATTAAAAATTTATATTTAATTAAATTTCTAATGATATTATAATTATGTCAAATATATTCTTATTTAATCGTTTTAATAAAGGTAATAATATTAAATGGAAAGGTACTGATGAAACCAATAAAAATAATTTTTCTAGCGCTCAACTTCCAAAAAATCAACAACCTGATATGACATTGCAATTACCAAGAACACCATTCAAAGCAAATCCATTAAAATTATATCGTAAAGGTAGAACTATAAATTTAGTAAAAAGTTCTAAACCTAGTCTACATATTCAAGATATACCGAATTCTTTCTCTATTAGAAATGATAATACTTTATGCAACGATGAAAGTTGTGGAGTTATTAGTAGTATGGATTATCTTGGTAATAAAAATCTAAAGAGCAACAATCCTACATGCGATTGTATTAGAAATCAACCTCATCATTCTAAAAAATTATTACAACATAAAACTATTTTAGATAAAAAGTATTATACTAGACATGAAGATATGAGAAAGGCAAGAGGACAAACATTTCAAGATAATTTATTAACACACTCTGATGCTAATGGTACTTTCAAATCTAAATGCAATGATGAATTATCTTCATGTCCAGTTATTTTTAAACCAAATAATTCTAAATATTCTGTACAAGGTGCTGTTGATGCAGGAACACGCATTGAAAGATTAAAACTTGAGGCTATTAGAAAAAATGCAAATAGCATTAAAGATAATAATTTACAAAGTTATAATTACAAAGGAGCAAATACTATTTCATATAGCGATAAAAATAAACTTAATGTACCTACTGAGTTTAGACGTAAAAGAGTTTAAAATTGATTATATATTTTTTATATTTAATATACATATTTATTTAATATACATATTTATTTAATATGGATATTTCATTTTGTGTAGGTAAAAATGCAAAAGATAATTGGAAATTATTAGATGATTCAGAACCGGATGATATATGGGTTCATATTAATAATTATCCATCTTGTTATGTTATTATCAAAAACTTCAATAATATTCAAAAGGAACATATTGAACACGCATGTAAATTATGTTATCTTAAAAGTAAAAATAAATTACCATCATTTTTAAAAAAAATTCAATTCTGTTATCTTGAATGCAAATATGTTAAAAAAGGAAAAAGTACTGGTGAGGCTATATGCATGAAAAAACCAAATTTAAAATCTTTTAAAAGAACTATATTATATACTAATTAAGACTAATCCTCTTTATAAAAACAATTTCTACACGTTGGTACATAATTATCATTACCAACTACTATTTGACCTTCTTGATTTGATATTCTTTTTGAATATATTGAAGGATTTATACAGTATGTGCACATTCCATTTAATTTTTCTATATTATTACTAAAAGGTATTAAATCTAATATTTTACCAATTGGTCTTTGTCTATAATCACCATCTAAACCACATAAATATACATGTTTTTTATATCGTTCTACTAAAATTATTACTATTTCATAAAGGTCTTCAAAAAACTGAGCCTCGTTTATCATAATTATATTTGAATTAACTAATAGATTATCATTATCATATATTTCACGTAGTTTTTTAAAATTATAACATGGTATTTCTCTTTTATCATGGGTTGAAATCTTGTTTACACCATATCTATTATCTAAAGTGTGATTTATTGTTAATACTTCATTATTTACTTTCAATAATTCATAAAGATTTATTAATCTTGATGTTTTTCCTGAAAACATTGGTCCCATAATTATATGCAAATATCCATATTCATTCTTCATTTTTATTGATTTATAACATAATAAATTTACAAATCAATTTTATTTTTTCTATTATTTCTATATTCTTGCTTATTGGATTTGAACCAATGACCTATGGATTACTACAAAATACTATTACAGTCCACCGCTCTGCCAACTGAGCTAAAGCAAGCTTAATGTTATTATTGATACTTTTTTAAATTGTTTTTTTCTTTTTTTTGTTCTATATTTATATATAAATATGTCTAAATATATTGGTAATTTGCAACAAATTATAAACCCTAATAAAAATGATACTAATGTAAATACTCCATTTAGAGCAAGACCTTTAAAAATTAATAGACTTCAAAGAACCAGTAATTTAAATAATTCTACTTCTTCTTCTAGAAATGCTTCTTTAAGAACTATTGAACAACCTGGAGGTATTAATATTTCACAAAGTGACAGTTGTATTAATAATAATTCACATGTCTATATTGATAATATATTAGTTGAAAATAATAACAATATTCCAAACTGTTGTGAACCTAGTAAAGCATTGCTTAAATTCAAAAAAAAACCTCCTACTATAGATTCTAATTATTTTATGGATTCTAAATCTAGATATGATAATCGTAATTATTCTATTGAAAAAAAATCTACAAAATATTTTTTTGATAAATATTATTCTGAAAAATTTTATGGTAAATATGATAGAGTGGAATTTAATATAAAAAAACGAAATTATGATGGTAATACATACTATATTGGTGATTTAGTATCTCGTAGAGAAAATAGTGATTCTGAATGGTCAAAAGAAAAATTTAAAATTAAAAAATTTTACTATAGTGATGGTGATAATTTTGGAGATCCTCTTGAATCACCAAAACTTTTAAGTGAAATATCACATATTGTTATTGAAACACTAAATGGAAAACAAATTGATTCTATGTATCTTAAATCTGATATTTTAAAAATAGCGGATTTTGACAAAATTGATAATTATGATAGAGTTATTTATAAACCAAGTAATCATGTTTTTGCAATTAACAATGCGGCTTCATCTTCAAACAGAACATCACGATTAAAATATATTTCAAATTTACAAAATGACCCTTATATTAATAATAGTAATAATTTCTTTCTTTCTGAAAAATCTAAATGTACTCTTAGAATTAATACTAGATATAATAAAAAGAAGATATGTGATTTATCAGTTAGATTACCACCTATTATATTTAGTAAGAATTCTATTCCTCTATTATACACATCATTACTTATAGATAATGATATCCGTTCTAAAAGTGCAACTATACAATTCCGTGTTCCTCTTGATGGTAGTTATTATTGCTATATCGGGGGAAATATATATTCCTTCCGTGATAATGAAACTATTACCTTTAACTCTAATAGTATTGCCGGTGATAATTATCGTAAATTTTATGATATATCAAATAATAAAGTAGTATATAAACACGAACCTAAAAGTTCTAATTACTATTATTGGTTTGAGGATACTAATTATACTGGTAATGTTTCAATATCCAACCTAAAAAAAGGCAGCATTTACACTTTAACTATTGATTCTGATTTTGATGATTTTAATAATCCACACGATGTATTTATTTGCATTAAACATGTTAATTCTAAAAATAATAATCCGATACTTGCTATTATTGATATTGATTTGTATTTACAGCAATTAACATATCCTCAAATTATATTTGATTCTACATTTGATAATATTCAATTTATTAATTCATTATTTTATGAAGTGTATCAAAGTCAAATTGGTGTATTTCAGTATAGTAATAATGGTGTTTATAGCAAAACTATTCGTTTTACAACTTACAGCAGTGGTAAACATTTAATTTTTATTGGTGCAAGTAATTCAATTGGCTCACATAATGAAAAAATTATATTCCGTGGAGATATTACTGGTAATAGTATTGATAATTATTATAATACTGACAATGCCAATAATACAATTGAGTTTGTAAATAAAAATACTATTTCTAATAGTAGTAGAAATCCGAATGCTAATTTTTGGGTTGAAAAACCGTCTTCAACAAGATATAATTTATATTTTGAGAATCTTTCACCTGGTGATAATGAATTTATAATTAAATCAACTAATCCAAATCCTGGTGAAAATATTTATATTAGAATTGTTAATGCTACTAATTTAGATGAATTCTCAGGTATATTTTATGAACCAGCACCTGAACCAGAACCTGAACCTGAACCAGAACCTGAACCTGAACCTGAACCAGAACCTGAACCTGAACCTGAACCAGAACCTGAGCCAGAACCAGAACCTGAACCTGAACCTGAACCAGAACCTGAACCTGAACCTTATTACATTTAATGTCAATATTTACTAGTGTATTAAAAACAAATTAAAAGTACTATTACAATATTTCAAAAATTATTATAAATATTGTAATAACGATGCAAATAATCTAAAAATAAAGTTTTTATACTATTAAAAAATGAGCTATTTTTATTTACCAAGAATATATGGAGATATTAATCTTATAAAAAGTAATGTTATTATTCAAAAAGAAAATGAATTAACTAAATCATCACTTGTTGAATACTTAAACAAATTAGAAAAAGAAAAAAATAAAAATAAATTATCACTTAATTTTTTTAAAAAAAAATGCTTTCCCTACTATTTTTTAAATAGTTCTAATAATAAAAGCAACTACAATCCACCTTTAAATAATTATAAACCATCTCATAGAAAATTTTTTATTTACTTAGAAATATTAAATACTATTGTTTTTCTACAGAATATACTAATCAAAAATACACTTGTATTAAATATTGGTGATTATGATATCAGTATATTTGAAAGTTATTTATATGCCATCAATAATTTAAATAAGGTCTCTAATTTTTATTTTTTTACTATGAATGAAAATACAAAAAAAACTAATTTAACACCATTAAAAGGTATTAATAATAATTTATTAAATAAAAAAACATTAACTAATGTATTTACATATTATAAAAAATATTTTAACATTATTAATTGTGATATTAAATTAAAAAATTATGTGAAATATGAAAAAACAATTTCAATGAGTACCTATATTTATATTAATGTATTATATTCATTATTAATGCAAAAACAAAATGGGTTTATGATATTGAAATTACCAAATACTTTTGATAATCTATATCAAGAAATATTATATTTTATATCAAGCATGTACGAAAAAGTTATAGTTATAAAACCTCAAATATGTAAAAACTTAAAACCAGAAAAATATATTGTTTGTAAAAATTTATTATATAATCATAATCCATATTTTTTATATGAAATTATAAGCACATATATTGATAAATTTAATGAAAGCTTTGATTTATTTAAAATTAAAAATATATTGCATGAAAAAATACCATTATTTTATATCAATAAATTAAATGAATGCAATGCTATATTGGGACAACAACAATTAGAAGTATTAAATAGTATATTAAATTATTGTATTCTAGATAAAAATGATAATGAAATTCAAAGAAATGAAAAAATAAAGATTATTGAAAGTAAAACAAAAGAAAAATGCATTAATTGGTGCTGTCAAAATAATTTTTTACTAGATTAAATTTTTTATCATACTAATATTAATTGCATCATTATCATATCTAAAAATCTATTAAATTTAAAACCTATATCTTTCATTTTTCCAACATAAGTAAAACCTAATTTCTCATGAAAACTAATACTGTTTTTATTTTCACTATCAATACATGCTATCATTGTATGTTTTCCATTATTTTTCGCATAATTTATTAGTTCATTCATTAACAACTTACCAATACCTTTGTACTTATAATCTCTATGACAATAAATAGAATGTTCTACCGAATACTGAAATCCTATTCTATCGCGAAATTTACTGTATGTTGCATAACCAACTACAATATTATCTAATAGTCCAACTAATACTGGTTCTGCATTTTTTATATGATTTCTATACCATTCTTTAATACCACTTATATTAATTTTATCATACCTATAATCATTACTTGTTGTTTCAATTGTATCATTTACTATATCTAATATAAATTCTAGATCAGTTTCTTGAGCTATTCTTATTTTTATTTTTTCATTCATATCAATAAAAATATTATATTCTTATTATATTTTTATTGTTTAATTAGTCCAAATAAAATAAACTTTAAATATCAACCTTAAATATCAACCTTAAATATCAACCTTATAATTATATAATTCTATTTTTTCAGATGTTTTTACTATATCATTTGAATTCACACTCTTTTTTATAGTATTTTCATCTATTATTTCATCATCATGAATTACCTGATCTTCTAATGGAACACTTCTTATTTTTTTATATATAAAACAACGATTTAAAAATGATATTTCTTTTTCATAATCTTTCATATTTAAACTTGTACCTATATCTTTTTCTTTTATTTTTTTCAACTTAACTTCGTCATGCATACGATTATATAATGATTTAAACATAAAATCATCTCCTGGAATATTTAATTCTTCACTTTCTTTTTGACTAATATGAACAAATCCAAAATTTTCCATTATTCTATCCAAATAATCATAATTTACCAAATATTCACGGAAAACCTGATTTATTGAATCTTGATATACATCTATCGCATAATTTAAACATGAACTATTGTCTTCAAATTTTTCATAATCATATTTTTTTATTAATTGCCAAACTTTTTCTTCATTTTCATCATTATATATTGTTATACTATCATCTTTTTCTGTATCTACTAATTTATTAAATAAACTTTTTCCATCATAAGATGTACCTATAAAATAACCACCTACAGCAGTTGTTAATGATACATTTTTCAAAAATTGTTCAAGTTTATTTATATTTTCAAAAAAGTAGTGAATAGCAAACTGACAAGAACATATTTGAAAACCATTTTCACCAATACCATAATGTTTAAATACTCCACTTCCTAATAATTTTTCATCTTTTGGACCTTTTCCTAAAACTGCATTTCCTATATTTTTGTATAAATCATTTTTAAATGCATCACCGTTTGCTATACTTGATGAACTATCACCATGCGCAAATAATACTTTTGGAATATTACGTGTTTCCTTTGCATAATTTAAATATCTTGCACAAGCACCATCCAATTTATTTTCAATATTATCTTTTGATACATCTATTCCAAAAACAAATTTTAATTTTGAAGCAATCCATTTTGGAAAATCACCTGCTTTTCCAACAGCTAAATCAATTAATATATCATTTCTTTTTGCTATTCTTGTTATCAATAATCTTTTAACAAATAAATTATGAAAATCCCTTAATCCTCTTGTATTTGATTTATTTTTTATTCTATTATAATAAACATCATCTAATGACATATCTTCTGGTATATTTTCACCAGTTGTTATCATTTCTTTACTTATTGGATTATGTATTGAATACCAATTACTATTTGCAACATGGTATGCGTTTCCATAATTTGGTAAACCATTTCTAAACTGGGTTGTTTTATCATATCTAACTCTTAATGGTTTCCATCTCCACATATAATTATCATCTACATCATATTTGAATTCTACTATCATATTATCTTCTATTACTTCACCTTCTTCCGTAAACATTTGCAATACATTATTCTCATCTATTTTTAATTGTATATTGCAAATATGAGCTTTATCATCATACGGATTTGTAGGATAAAATGGAGTTGCTTTGTAATTTTCACTGTAATCTAATTTATTTCTTACTATATTATCATTTATTATATCTGCACAAGGATTCATATATCCATGGTCTCTTTGATTAAAACCTACCATAAGTGTTAATGTTTTATATTGAGGAATATTCTCATTTGAAACATCATTTCCATCACTATAGTAATAAGATATTTTATCACCACCTTGTTCATCTTTATTTACACTTACTAGAAAATCTATAGTATTGAATTCTGGCGGTTTCCACTTAAATACTCTATCCCATGTAAATTTATATTTTTTTTCTGGTAATGGTCTATCTATTGGAGTATAAATAAAACCATCTGTATTATATATAAAAGTTGGGTCATTTATTCTTGTATGAATATTTTTGGTTGATTTAAATATATCATTTGAAACTTCAAAATGCTTTACTTCTATTATAAAATGCGTTAATATTTTCTTATTTTTTGTTATTGATTTTGGTTTCAAGTTTTCTACTACATCTTTTAATAATGATAGTCTCGTTTTTTTTTCTTTTTTTCCATCTAAATCTATTTCATTATTTATAAAAATATGCTTTCTTACATCTTCTTTTTTTAAAAAGTAAATATCAAAACATGCAAATAATGATATATTTAAACCATATTTATCATGTGTTATGTATTCACCATCTAATATACTATTAAAGTAATCTTTATTCTTTGTCATACTTCCTGTAAACACTAAATTCATATTTATATCTATTAAGTAAATCTTTCCTTCACTTGAAATATATAATAAATACCGTTCACCATCTGCTTTATCTGTTACACTATAATTTACTCTTATATTTGCTATATTATCATCACCGTTATCTAATATATTCTTTCTTTGTAAAGTTAAATTTGATGGACCTATAAAATGCTTCACATCTAATCTTTCATTATGGTCTTCTCCATAAACTATTTCTAAATATTCAGCAAATACACTTTTTTTCTCATTCAATGTTATTGGATAATTTGTTTTTTGCATTCCACATAATACTTGTTTTACGCATTTCTTTAAACTTTCTAATATTACCTTACTATCCTTCCATCTTTCTTCATTTAATCTTGCATTATCTATCTCTAATTCTATTTCATAACTTTCCGCGTTGTTAAATAGATTTGATTCTTGCAAACTGTATGCCAACTTTGGACCCTTTCCATTTTTTTCTCTTTTATTTGATTTTACAATACTTAAATGAAATAATATTGGATAATCATCATGCTTCAACTCTATACGATTTATATATCTGTATAGCTTTTTACTATTATCCCAATTATGAACTATTTTATTTACTATATTGCTATTCTTTTTTATCTTTGATTCATGTTGATATGCTGCTCTAAATTGATAATCATCGTTATTTATATGTTTTAATGGCTCTCCGTTTGGCATCTTTACTCTATCTTTTTTTACTATTTCCATTTCACCATCAAATGATTCATTTTCCATTAATCTATTTATATTTTCATATAAGCAAAAATCACGTATTATATGTAAACCATTTAATTCAAATCTTATATTTGATAAAATCTCTTTACCTTGGGCATTCATGTAAGTATTTTGAACTCTTAAATAATAATTACCATTTGGATTTGCACAATTAAATTTTAATGATTTTAAACGACTACAAACATTATCAAAATCTATTTTTGTTATACTTCTTTTCATATTTAAGGTTGAAAACCGAATTTCAAATTCTTTATTTACATTATCCGGTACATAATCACCTAAATATTTATTTAGTAAATCATTCATATCACTCATATATATCTTTCTCATTATATTTTAATATTTTTTCAATTTTAATTATTTTCTTCATTTTTCCTCATTATAAATTAATCTATACAATTCATTATATAAATCATTCTTTGTTTTTTTCTTATTTCCATCTAACATATTTATATTAAATTTCTTTGCCATCAATAATATATCATCCATTTTATATGTATTTGATGATTTCAATGGCTTTTCATAATCATTTGTTTCCATTTTTATTTCTTTGTAGTTATTTATTATATCTATATTACAATTCTTTTCATACCCAAAAATATCATTTATTTTAAAAATTAAATTTTCCGGCAATTCATTACTTTCTGTTTTATATTCATAAAATATATTCTTTTCTATATAAATGAAACCAATATTATGTATTATACATAATGCATGAAATATTTTTATTGTTATTTCTTTTAAATTTATTAAATCATCGCACATCTCTTTTATTTTTTTAAATTTATGCTCTTTCAATATTTGCTTCTTCTCTTTTATTTTTTCTATTAATTTAAATTTTGTATCTCTTTCTATTTGATAATGATTTGAACCTATTAATTCATATTTTTCAAATCCATTTTCCAAAATATAAAATATCCAGAATAATTTATCATCATAACCTGATATAAAATACCTTTTATTACTTTTATGTATATAATCTTTTTTATTTCTTGATATATTTATCTCTTTCTTTTTAACAAGCAAGCTTAACTTTTTACTTGTTAACATATAATTTAAATTTAATTTGTTAGTTAAACATTGAGATTTGTGTTTGTTGTTCATGTTCATTCTTTACATTATCTGTTGTTTTCTCTTTAATATTTTTTTCAAAAAATGTACTTTTAAACTCATGCTGCTTCTCTTCAAAATAATTTATACTTTTCTCTTGGTGATTATAATATTCTATATAATCTATTAATTTATTTAATATATTACTACTTAGATCTGTTAAATTTATAAAAACACCATTACTATTTTCATTTAATACTATTTCTTCTTTATACTCATTAAAAATTTTTAATATTTCTATTTGATGAAACGTCGGCATCTTTTCTATTTTACAGCGTATGCTTTCTAATTCATCTAAATTCATATATTAATTAATTCATTTTAATTTTTAAATATTTATTTGTTTTATTTGTTTTATTTGTTTCATTTTTTTCTTTTTCCTTTATATGGTTCACGATGAATATCAATACTTACAACTTATTACTAATGTTATTATTAATGGAGAAGATATTCAAGGGAGAAACGGAGGTACACGTATGATATTTGGAACACAAATGCGATTTAATCTTCAAGAAAATATTATTCCTTTTTTAACTACTAAAAAGCTTGCATGGAAAACTTGTCTTAAAGAATTATTATGGTTTATTAGTGGTTCCACCAGCAACACTATTTTAAAAAATAATAATGTACATATTTGGGATGCTAATGGTAGTAAAGAATTCTTAGAATCTAGAGGATTAAATTATGAAGAAGATGACTTAGGACCTGTTTATGGACATCAATGGAGACATTTTAATGCACCTTATAACAACTGCAATACTGACTATAGTAATAAAGGGATTGACCAATTAAATAATGTTATTAAAATGTTAAAAGACCCAAAAGAAAAGTATTCTAGGCGTATTATTCTTAGTGCATGGAACCCTTGTCAACTTGATGAAATGGCTTTACCACCGTGCCATGTACTTATGCAATTTAATGTTAGTAAAAATGATGAACTTAGTTGTATACTATATCAACGCAGTGGAGATATCGGTCTTGGTGTGCCCTTTAATATTGCTTCATATTCTTTATTAACACACCTTATTGCTCATCATTGTAATTTAAAACCTAAAGAATTCATTCATTTTCTTGGAAACGCACATATTTACAACGACCATATTAAACCACTTAAAGAACAAATTGATAGAATACCATATGAATTTCCAACATTAAAAATTAGTAATAAATACACTAATATTGAAGATTACAAATTTGAAGATTTTGTTATTGAAAATTATAAATCTCATAATAAGATTGAAATGGAAATGTCCGCTTAAATTTAAAATAATTCAAATTGATTTTTTATAAATTTTATAAATTAAAATTATAAGAATAATATAAGGTATACTAGTAAATATTCCATTATATGCTATCAATAATTTATTAAACCATGTAATTCTTTCATAACGTCCTAATGGACATTTATTATCTATGTACCAATAACAAAGCATTACCATAATTATAAAAACGTATAATAAAATCAGATTTATATTTGAAGTAAATAAAGAAATTAGATATACTTGCACTATAAATATTAAATGACTAATATCAAGAATTAAATCATATTTATTTAACAATGAAATTATAAAAATAAAATGGAGAAAAAATAAAAATAAAATATTATTTTCATCAAATTTATTTAATTTATTTGTATAATAGATATAAACTAAAAATAAATCTATTACTAAAGTTGTTATTATCATATCATCCTATTTTATCATTATGTATTTTATATATATTTAATTTTCAAAATATAATTTACGCGATTAATAATATTCTTTCTCTATACTTAAATTAATTTATTATTTTGTAAAGTATTTAATAATATTTTATATTATATTATTATGATTCATTTTATGCCCATTTTATTTATAAGTGGGGCATCTGCAGCATTTGTTTCTATTTTAAAGTGTACTAATCAAGAGAATGATAATCTTGATAATAATAGTACTATTGATAATCCACCACGTAGGTGCAAATTACATTAAGTTTATATATTCATTTAAATATTTTTAATAAAATTGA